TGCAATCCTTCTATTGGATGATGCTTCCGGTCCTCGTTCCTGAATCGACTTTGTGAATGATCCCTTTTTGATCATGTCATTATCAGCATCGATGTTGTCGAACTTTGCCAAGTAGATCGCAACTTGTCTTTTGCTGCTATCCAAATCCTTTATTTCGGATGCCGATTTGGTTTGATAATTATTTCCCCTCATTATATTGTAGGTATTTGCGGTATGGTGATCATGCTTTCCGCTATTGATCGTTCATAACCGTAGTAGTTTACCAATGTATTCACTCCCGTTTCACGGCTCATTTGCCCCGTAGAAACTGCCGTATTTATTGCGATGATTCCATCTAATCCCCCAACGGTTCCACGCAACTGCGTTTGTGCTTGTGCCAATCCGGCTGCCATTGCTTCCGACTTATCCACTTGCTCAAGTTCAATTCCGAATTCCATTGCGTACTGTTGTTGTGATATCACCCCATCACGAAGCATTACAGAATAGGTGTCGACCTTCGTTTTATCTGCGGATGCTTTCATCTGCTCATCATCCTGCAATACCGGAAGGTGACTGAAATCAGCAACAATCGAAATGCCTTGCTGATCCAACCCCATTTGATGTGCGATTGTATCGTACATTTGTTGCGTTTCTGGAATGATTGTATCGGTGTATACCATACGAACCGAATCCCTCACGTTGGTAAAGGTTGTTCCTTGCTCACTTGAAAACAGATTCACGTTCATTCCGTATGCATCTATAATGGCTATCTTATCCGCATTCAGTTCCTCAAATAACATGAGATCCCGTGTTGGATAACTCATCGACTGCCAATTCACTTGTGATTCGGTGATGATCACCTCGTCTTTAGATCGGTTGTACCAATCCCTTTGGATTTGTCTTTTTTCCTCCGGTGTCATTGGAATCGCACCCCCGATGTCGGAGTTCTGCGCTGATAAGATACCAATGGCTCCGATGTTTTCAAGTAGTACATTCCGCTTGTTGTATTGTGCTTTAATGTTACTTAATGGATATTTGAGCGCATCGATTCGGCTTGTTGGTCTGATAAGGTTCATCCCATCGTTCGTTGTAAGGTATATTACATCCTTTAGTTCGAGTGATTCGAATGCGTTGTTATCGTATTCAAAACGATATCCATCGATAAGCCCATCGACATCCATTTGCTTCAATGTCTTTCCTGATGTCAATATCTGCACCTTGTTGGAAGGTAACGGAACAAACATATTGCGAATGTCGAAGGATCTAACCGGTGAATATCCGAATGCATTGGAATAAAGCGCATCATTTACCGATAAGGAATAAACAACATCGGACCATGATTGAACCGGGTTTGGATGCTTTACAAGGTCCAGGAACCAATGTTCGGTGATTTCCTCACCATTGGCATCGTACATTCTCACCTCGTTTGATGCCATCATCGATGCCCTTTTGTCGATTACCGCCCTCAATTCCGGAATAGTCATGAACCATTCCCATGCGTTATTGGTGTCGATCCAAACGGCTTTTTTAACACCCCAAATTTGATTTGAGTAAGGCATTAATTGATTCGCCTGATTGATGAATCTGTTTTGTCGATTGAACGTAATGCCGAAAAAATTCTCCCAAAGGTTTAAATCCATCCCATTTTTTGATTAGATTTTAATCAAAGTTACGACAAATTTTTAAACATCGACTGCACAAAAATTGATAATCCTGCTAAACAATCCGGTGCATCATCGTTTTTGTTCTTTCCTTCCTTGCTAAATGATAGTATATTCTGGATAAAAAGTTCGCTCATGTTATCCCCATTTCGAACGAAATTGAACCGTGACATGATGAATGCCGATTGCATGATGATCCTTGTCATTTTGTTTGTGGTGTTATGGACCTGAAGGATCCTTGTTCCGGTGTTCCTTTGAAGCTCCCTACTAAACATCGCACCCATCGAATTCGATTCAACCCGGCAGTAAGTCACTTTCCATTTGCTCAACTTTTCAGCGCATAAAGGGATTGTGATATCGGTGTTATCTCGTGTCATGAGATAGTCCACTATGTAAAGTTCGTTTTGAATAACGGCACAAATGGCGAGGGCGGTATAATCCGCACCCTGATCACTTACATCAATATAACCAACGCACCCTTCGATCTTGTCCTTTATGGCTTCAAATTCGCTTTGATCGATGTGTTTAAGCTGATTGAATAAGCGACCTTTCATATCGACTGGGGTTTGCATGTATTCCGCTTCCCATATTTCTGGAGCCATGCGTTTCTTTATGGTTTGGTATTCGTCCGTAGTCATGACATCCTCGCAAAAGGATTTCCCGTTTTCATCGATTGCAGGAACTATCACCGTGCGATCGTATGCTCCCATTTCCATATTACGACCAATCACATCATTTAAACTCCAACGGGTTCCAATATCGATACGGGCGCATCCTGATTCAAAACGGGAATCATGCGTTGATTCTTTCCATTGGATAATGCGATCGTTGACCGTGTCGCTTAATGCATCCTCAATCCCTCGGTAAAGGTCATCGGTGATAGCCACGTTTGATGCTCCGAATCCGATGATAGTACCGCCAACCCCTGCACCAAAGTAACCGACTTGCTTACTTGAATTAGTGTTCCATCCCTGAAGGTTCGATTTGTCATCGGATAGAATCACGTTACTGAATACCTTCCTGAACTTATCGGATTTGACTATTGCACGAACATCGTAACTGAATTTTTGATATAGGGTTGACGTGCAAGTATTTCTCATCACGGATCTTTCCGGGTTTCGACCAATGGTCCAGGCACAAAATAGTGATGTGATGTACGACTTTCCCGACCTCGGTGGCATCGATACCGCCAAAGACTTTATTTCCTTATCCTCAATGGATTGAAAACCATCTGCAATATCTTTGAGAAAGGTTCGCTTAGAAAAGAACTCAGGATCAATATACATGCAAAAAGTCCATAACTCTCTTCGTGACAATTCACGTTTGAGTAAGTCATAAGCCTTTTGCCGTTTTTCGTCATTCATTTCCCTTCAATAGTTCCTTTAATTCATCCGTTGACATTCCAGAAAGATCGATGTCGGTGTTCGTTTGTTCGATCTGCTGAACGGGTGCGCCATAACCTGAATCCATGAGTGCCTTGTATGCGTTTACGTCACCTTCACGGGCTTTTTTGATTAGTGCCAATGTCATGAGATCCTCCTGCGACATCGTTTCAGTGTCTCCGGTTAATGGGTTCTTTAAATTCTGATTGACCTCCAACCAATACCGTGCGATCGTACTTCGATTCTTTGCTCCTTTCGGTCTTCCGTTTGGGTTTCCGCTTTCGCCTTTTTCCCATGCAGGTTTTAAATTATCTTCATTTGCCATATTCGGTGTAGTTTCGGTGTAATTAGAGCGGTTGGGTTGGATTCGCACCACCTACCTTTTCACTGGAATGTGAACTGTTCAACTCATGAACTTCAACCGCTTGTTTTGGATATGGTTTACTTAAAGACTTACACAAAGGTATTAAACTTTTGTCAAGTGGATATAAGTATTTTCGTTTACCGCTCCTTTTTCTTGTTTCGAGTTTTGATAAAAATTCTTTTGAGTAATTATTTAAAGTTCTATCGTGTCTCCATTTTCCATTATAATAATAATCTTTTCCGCTACTTTCGTTTTCTCCTACATAAATCCAATTAGTTGCTTGATAAATTACGCCTGTATGATTTTGTCCTTTATCAGCATAACTTATTAATAATTTTACTGTTGGATTTTGCTTTTTAAATAATTTAATTGAAGTAGATAAAACTTTACTTGTTGATTCTTGCTTTCCGTTTAAAGCCATTCTATTTAACTCAATAAATTGACCTTGTATTAAATCAAATTGTTTTCCTGACATAACACCTGAAGGGTAACAAAAAGACACTATTCCGCACCATTCATTTTTATCATTAAACACTGAATAAGATATTGAAGATGCAGGAACTGTTTTTGCATAATGAAAATTTAAGCAAGCATATTTAATAGCCTTATAAGATGCCTTTTCTAATCTCATATCTCACCTGCACTTACTGAATAAAATGCTCCGTTATATTTTCTATCTATTAATTCCTGTATGTCGTTTTCGGCTTCTTGTAATTGTTCAACAGTATTAAACGTTATTTTCATTGAAGCGGGTTTATTCTTTTCTTCGCCTATTAATTCATCAAAATCAGGTTCATCCATAATGATTGGCAAATCTAATCCCCACTCGTCAAGTTTTTCAACGTCCCATTCATTTGCTATTTGGTCCCAATCCCATTCTCCAAACCCTACATTGTCTTTGATTAGGAATTCCGCTTTTTGTTCCTCGGTCCATTCATCCGCCAATATGATTGGTATTTCTTTTAATCCGATTTCCTTACATGCTTTCAAACGCATATTGCCTCCCAATACAACGTATTTGCCATCTGTATCTGTAAAGACTATTAATGGGCGTTTATTGAGCATATCCGGGAACTCTTGTATTGATTTAACAAGCTTCCGAAATTTGTCGTCTTTGATAATTCTGGGGTTCTTTGGGTTTGGTTTAACCTCTGTGATTTTGACTGTTTTCATTTTTAAAATATCCAGGTGAGTAAATAATACGTTCCGGTGATTGTTCCGACTGACAACATCCGCAGAAAGGATCCGGTCATTGCCTCATTTGATTCGAACCAATGGGTTATTTTCTTTTGTTCCAGATGCGGAAGGATGATCAGTAAAGCCCTATCTGCAAAGTATATCAATGCGAATAATGGCATGAGTGAAAGTCCTAAAGCTATTTTGATTTTCTTTTTCATTGTTTCCCGTTTTTATCGTTTGGTTTGGAGGGGATGCAGGAGAACCTACATAATCGTCAAATCACAAAACCAACTTCACACCCCCTCCATTGTTATTTAACCAAACCTAACATCAAACATTACAAATGTAAGTTAATTTTCAAATGAATTGCGACTGAATGCGATGTAAATGTATTGCCCTATGTGATGCGACCAAAGGATTCCGATTTGATTTTTCCGCAAAACCTGGAGGATCTCGCTTTCGTTCACCTTGTTTTCAATGCATATTGTCGGAATCGTTGCCGTGTAGTAATCACATGCGAATCCGATCATCACAAAGTCATCAACTTCCAACGTGACAATGGTTGCCAACCACGATTGGGATGGCACACCATTGATATATTTGTCGCATTGTTGCATTTCAGGCTTCAATTTACGCGTTTTTATGTAAATATTTCCCGATTTTCTCGATTGTCGATGAGTGCAACCCCTTTTTATCTTCGGGAGTATTCATGTACATCCAAAGTTGTGACTGATGCACCCCACTTTCACGGCTAAAGGATGCGATTGTCATCCCATTTTTGGTGATATGGTCCGTTATCATCTTTCGAACTATGGAATTTATGTTACTGAGTTCTTTTGATGTCATGGTTTCCGTTTAAAATAGGTCATTATCGTTCCCATACATGTGCTGATCAAAGTGATCCTGCGCAATTTCACCACGCAATCCGGATGCATGCATCTTTTCCGATGTGTTTTGTATTGGTTTCGATCCCACTTGTTCAATGGTCCAACCCTCATCTGTATTGAAACACTTTTCTATTCCATCGTTTCCGGTCCATAAGCGACCTTTTAGGTTAATGTTAATAGTTACATCCATTCCGACCTTTGCGTTGTCCAGGAGCCCTGTTTTATCGTTTGTGAACTGAATTACTCGATGGTTCTTGTAATTGCCCTGCGTTGTTTCAAGTACGATTTCTCTTTTCTTGAATTTCTCGGATACGATTTGCTCCTTTCCGATGCTGTGAACCTTTCCGGTTACTTTGATTATTTCACTCATATTTCTGTTTTTAAATTGTTTTTTATTTGATTTGATAACAAAGCATAAGCGACACTAAAGCGATCGCCTATGCGACTGTTATAAGCAATAAAAACAAACGCCTACCCACCGTACACAGTCGGTCTTCCGCTTGGTAAAAATTTGCCCATCTTATCAAAAACTTCTTGATATTCTTTTAGCCTTTTATTTTGTTCTTCAATCCATTCATCTTTTTTCCGAATGTAGTATTTAATCAACTCATTATCTTCTGAGTTGTCAAGGCTATCAATAAGTTTTTTAGCCTTTTGTAATTTGTAATCTGGTCTGTAAAATGCCATCGCTTCGTTTGTTTTTACAACTTATAACAGCACCCAACAAAAATGGCTGCTACAAGCATTTGTTTTTAATTCAGAAGTTCTTACAAGCAGCCACTTCTGTTAGCTGCATCACGTTATGCAAGTTCGTAAATAGAATCGTAATACTCCCGGCAAAGAACGATCCGTTGCCTCATTGCCTCGATCACTTCCTCATCCCTTTTGATGACGAACTTT